GTTGCAAAACCCTCTTTTTTATTGTATAATTATATGAAAGAAATAATTAGATGGAACCACAAAGGGACAAACTAAAATTAATAGTTCGTAATATGGAACTATTACTTGATGCTCTTAAGGCAGAAGTGTATTCTGATGTTGATGCATATAAGAATTCAAAAGCATATGAATCACCACTAACTGATTATGATGAACTCTATGATGATGACGATGGCTATGCCGACTAACAGAGGAAAAAGACTTGTTAAGATGCTTGAAAGATTGCTCAAGCAAGATCATCTCTATACTGACGATGAAATTAAGACTATTAAGTCACAATTAAGAGTTGTCAAAGAAGAAATGGCAAAAGCAGAATCATTAAGTAAAAAAGGATTTGGATCATGACTGTAAAATTAATTCGCATGTGGTCTGGTGAAGATGTAGTAGCAGACCTTATTGAAGAAAAAAGTGATTCTATTATAATCACTAATCCCATTGTTGCTATTCCTTCTGGACAAGGACAATTGGGATTTGCTCCCTGGTCGCCTATTATTAGTGGCAAGGATAAAGAACTTGAGGTCACTAAAAGATATGTGGTGTATATCAGTGACCCACAAGAAGAAATTATCGAACAATACAATTCAATGTTTGGTAAACTAGCAACACCACCTACAAAAAAATTAATTCTCTGATGACTGTAAAACTTGTAAGTATCACTCCTGATGCTGAACAGACTATGGCATACA